GTCCGCCATAACAGCGAGGACGGACATGATCAAGAGTAAGTTCATCAGGTTCATAAGTAAATCCACAGTAGACACATTGACAATTAAAGTGTTCTTTGATTGCACGACGATGTAGCCGCTTTGCTTCGGAACTTGTCATCGTTATTAGGTTGTGGAGGTAGTGTTCAGGTGAAGGCAGTAGGGGTGTCATCAGGCGTACTTCTTACCAGTTCTTGGGCGTCTACGGTTAGCTGAGGGTGACTCAAGCTTCCCTTTATTTGGTCCAGTGTGGGAAGCATCTTTCCCATCACCATTGCCGTAGGTACCTAGTTTTCTATTGAGCTTGTTAGCTGCAGTACGGATCTTGAGACCTTCAGTAGTCTTGTTATATTTAGCCTGTTGCTTCAGACGACGACGCCGAGCAGCAGGGTTTTTCTTGTAGTACTCAGACGTGCTGCCTGCCATGGAGCCTCCGCTGTACAAGTTCAGGGTCTACCTTTGGCATGATGGAGGCAAGCTTATCGAGGGGGTTGCCCTCATAAGCAACACCAGAGATGTCATTCTTGGCTAGCCAGTCGCAAGCTGCCTTAAGGTCTTGTGTAGAAGCTTCACCGCTTTTGATACGGTTCAGAAGCTCTTGTGTGACCATGTTATGGAGTTCATTAAACATGTCCTCCGTTGCTTTCTTCTTAGACGTGCTCACGGATAATCCTCTTTAGTTTGGCTACATAGTTGGGATCTGTAGCGTAACCTTCAGCTTTGAGGAGTTCACAGCATTGATCAGCCGTAGCTGCTCGGTTAACACCTTTGTAGCCTTTGTAATCTTTGTACCAGCGATCTACAAGGTACACGATGCAGTCATAAAGACTGTTGAAGTCACGGAAGGAAGCATTAACATGCACCATACCGTGTCCGTAGTTTTCAGTTGTATTGCAGACAGTGCCTGCACCTTTAATGCCGAAGTAGTTATTCTTACCAGAGGTAGCAGTTCCATGAGCACTCTCAAGGAACCACTGTGCTGCAACAACTTCAGGGAACTTAGCGCCAGCAGCTTTAGCAGCTTCTGTTACGCCTTCCCAAGTATTAGAGTATGTCATAGTTTATCTTGCGGTGGGTTAGCCATCCAAGCAAAGACGGTAGTAACTACAGCTTGTACCATTTCAGGTACTTGCCCATCTGGATCACACGCTTCTCTTGTCTTATCGTGTACCCAGCAGTTAGCTACCATCTCTGCTGCAAGGAGTAAGGGAGCCGCCACCGCTATAAGGACGACGGCTGTTTTGTTCATCAGTTGATCTTGATGTAGTAGTTAACGGAGTAGGTCTTAGGACGGGTTTCAGCGTCACCACCACCATTAATGGAGTGGGTGTGACTACCATCAGCGTCCATGAAGCGGCCGTCGGCGTTGACCGCACCTCCGGCGTCGATGCCTTCATTGAACGTCTGCGGTACAGAGGAGTAACCGTGGCCGGAGTAGTGCGACATCCGGCGACCCCAAATGGTGTGCGTATGACTACCTGTGCTGTCGGTAGTGAACGCTGTAGTAGGTCTCTTAGTGAGATCACCAGAGAACTGACCCAACGTGCCACCATTCCAAGTTGTATCCCTAGAACTTTGACCTGCCATTCGCAGGTAAGCACCACGAAGGTCAGGAACATTAACTTGACCAGTGAGAGTAGCGTAAGTAGATCCTACAACGTTCCTACCATCAGCAAGAACCCATCCACCACCATCAACACCCATCTGAGCTTTGAACTGTGTCTCAGTCAGGATGGACTGTTTGATGTCACCAACAGTAGTCTGTGAAGTAACGGTAGGTGTAGTGTTAGTCCACTTACCATTCTTGTAGACAAGGCTTTGACCTTCAGTGGGTGCACTTCCAATGTTGGCATCAGAGAGATCCCTAATAGCTACGGCATGATTAAGCCATTTACCAGAATGGAACCTAAGAAGATTACCGTCAGCAGGGGTACCAATGTTAGTATCGTCCAGCTCAGATAGGGTGGTGCCCGTCTCTTTCTTCCAAAGGTTAGAACCAGCGTTGTTACCACCAGGCTCATTACCAGGCAGGATCTCATTAGTAGCTAGCCATACAGCCTTCTTGTGTAGGACAAGTGAGTTCTGAGCGTAGGTATTACCTGCCTTCCATTCATCCATACCACCAAAGGTTTTAGGTACCCACTTGTTACCAGTCCAAGCAAGACCTTGACCAACCTCTGGTGCTTGGTTGATTTCTACATCACCAACATCAGAAAGGAACTCAACCGAAGCCCTAACTGTATCTACATTACGCCACTCATTCGTAGTACCGTTATACGACAGTGCTTGACCATCAGTAGGGTTAGTGACATTAACATTCTTCAGGTCCCTAAGGTCAATATAAGACTCTGAAAATGTCTTAGCGGCAACAGCTTCCCAACGGGTACCAAGACGAATGACTATATCACCATCAGCCAGCTGTTGACCGTTAGAACGTGTAGCAGCTTGTACATCATTAAGACCATCAAGGTTGAGGTTACCTGCTACATATTGAGCACTGTTGGCATCATAGACAATGAGGTTGTTAGCCAGATTGGTATTACCAGACACATCAACATCAGTTAGATCACTGAGTTGATAGGTTGGTGTTATGTTAGCCCACTTACTACCAGCATCTTCAGGAGAAAGATCACCAGGGACGATAGCAACAGTAGCACGGTAGTATTTACCACCACGTACTACAAGACTATCCTTTTCCCAAGATGAGTCAGCCCATGTCTTAAAGGAACCAAGTCCTTCCCAACGTAGCTTAGACAACAGGTCAGAAGGAACGTGGATGAACTTAACGCCATCACTTTGGATCCAGTCACCCACCTGAAGGGTAGTAGTAAAGCCACCACCATTAGTGAAGTCAGTGGGGGTTACATTAGTAGAGGCAGGGCCAGTCCATGTCCAATAGAACCCTTTGTTGGTTACATCAGGTGCAGGAAGGTTAGTACCAAGACCAGCTACAGAATCAACAGCACCTTGGAAAAGACTACCTGCGGCAATCCAACCCTTAATATCCGTCTCACGTAGGACGGATTCATAGATGGTACCGTTGTAAATGTTGATCTGTTTGTTGGAGACTTCAGTGACAATATCAAGGTCACCAGTCAGTACACCAGCCGCTTGAGGATCGGCTCCAGCAGCCCTGTAGTTGATCGTAGGACGTGGTACCCCAGCACTACCTCCAGAGGCCCCTAGGACCCACTGAGTGCCGTTATAGAACCACGAACCAGCATAGATGTTATTAGCAGCATTAGCTGTTTCAGTAACAAGGATAACCTCACCTTCAATTGGTGTACCACCAGGATTTAAAGCAAGGTATCGTTCTGCCATCTTATCGGCAGGAGTAGCCCCAGGACGTACAGCGACTTGATCAGCTGTAGACTCCCAAACATCTAGTCCTGTTTGACTAGCAGGCTGGTATTGCTTGGCAGCATCATTCCATTTAAGTATTTGATTGTTAGTTGGAACAATGTTCGCAACATCAGTAAGATCTTGAGTTTTATAGGTCAGCCGTTTAGCCACCCACTTACCTAAGGTTTGATCCCAAACGACTGACGATTGATCAGCCCCAGGAAGTACATCAAAGGAAGGAGTAGAACCAACATGATGGGAAGGAGGTAACGCAGTAGTCACCTCCCACTCATTCTTAGCAGCATAGTAGGTCGCCACCATTAGACGACCTTTGCTGTTGGTATAAGTTACTTGCTGACCATCTACCGGATTAACGGGAAATGGAAATGCCATAGTTTATACTTTGTTTAGTTGAGTTGTCACCACCAAAGCCGTTTCCAACCGCCAGGCACGTCATCCGGTTCTGAATGGTCGTGCTCGTCAATCTTCTCAAAGACACCACCGTTGTGCGTGACAACATCGCCCAACTTGTATGTGGTATTAGCGTCCCATGGTGTTGCAGTTTGTGCCTTTCTTTGGTTAGCAAGACGCTCAGCCTGAACTTGCTTGAATTTACTTACAGCAAGTCTTACGTTTTCCCCAGGTTGAATAGGGGCTTCAATAATAGAGGCTGCCTCATCTTGTCTGACACGCTCAGCGGCAATAGAGGCAGCCATCTGCTCCTCAGTTTCAGGCAGTTGCTGCTTTAGCCAGCTGATCAGCACCGCTTCGGTAACAGCACTGGAAGGCACAGAACCAACAGGCAGTTGAAAGACGTGTTCAGAATGAAGAAAACCTTTGTCAGTTGTATAACGCCAACTAGCGGAGATAATGGCGTCTGTCGCTTCAGCAAAGCGAACGGATTGAATTGAGAAGGTCATGCTGCAATTCCGCAAAGTGTGGTAATTTGACCGATGTAGGCACTGGCTGCGTTCCCTATTTTAAGGCGAGTCGCAGTATAGCCATTGGGATAGTATCTAGCAGTGCCTGATCCTTCGTGATCCAAGTAAAAATAATTTGTAGGATCATCTAAGTTTTGAAGGGATATCGCCCACTTCCCTGAAGATCCTCCCGTCATCAGAAAACCAATTACAGGTTGATTAAACGTGACACTAATGGTCTCGCCAACGCCAAGCCATCTACTCATCCTGCCTATATCTGGTTTGGCTGCATAAGCAGCTCTCCATTGGGCCAAGTCCGCTCCGCCAGTAGCAGCATCTACACTTGCCGGAAAGATTAGTTTACCGCCAGGGCCACCACCACCACCTACGGCTGCTTTTACGTCAGCCGCAGTGCAGCGATAATCAATGCCAGCACGGTTGACCAGCAATAAATCCGTGTCTTGAAGTGTGCTCATGTTATTAAGTGTTGTTCTGCGATCAACCCCTGCACGATTAACAAGGATTGTATCTGTTTCCAATGCTGTACTCATGGCAGTAGAGGAAGTGTGGCTACATTCTTAGCGATGTAGTTATCTTTCACGCCTTTAGGTGAAACGGCTTTGGTGTTAATGGTTCCTGCAACAACTTCAGCAGCAGTAGCAATTTGAGTAGTACCAGCCTTCATGTCACTGTATGTGACCTTATAGGTTGTAGTACCACGTGCTACAGGAAAGACATCAGTATTTTGTAATGTACTCATGGTTAAGGTAGGTCAGTAAGGGACGTGATATCAAGAGGGAGATAAGTAGCCTTAGCCCCTGCTGGTGTAACAATAGACGTTGTACTGGTACCAGTTAGAGTATCAGCGTTTGACGCAAAGTTAAGAGCAATAGGGTTGACCTTATCTCCTGCAAAGATGGGGGTAAGGAAGTTAGCTCCTCGGTACCAGACTTGAGAGCCAGCAGGAATGGCTGCACCGATTGAAGTCCAGCTATCACTATTTAGCTCATAGACCCATTGAGTACCAGTAGGGTCCCGAAACAAGTCCCCATCGTTTGGAGAGTTAGGGAAGTTAAGTGCCATTATGGTAACGCAGTAAGGGTTGAGATATCGAGCGGCAAGTAGATAGCACCCCAATAGGTAGTACCATCACCACGAGTAACAAGACACTGGTTATTGGTACCCCTAGCTTTAGGGAATTGGAAGCTATTATTGGTAGACGCATTCAAGGTAAGGGTACCTGTCGTTGCATCATCTTCGTAGTTCCTGATGTACCTATCAGCATCAAACAAAGCTTTAGATGTGATGTATTTAACATCATCAGTTCCTGTAGATACGTCAACAGTAGATGCCTTAGTCTGGGGATCACCTTTAGGACCTTGTATCCCTTGTGGTCCTTGGGCACCAGTAGCACCAGTTACAAGGCCAAAGTTAAAGACAGCAGCATTAGCACTACCAGCATTGGTAACCGTAGGAGTACCACCAGCTGCAACAGCAGTGACAGTACCTACAGCAATCGTGGCTGCAGCACCATCAGCACCGTTGGTTCCATTCGTACCTGCAGGACCTTGAGGACCTGTAGGACCAGCAGGACCAGTAGCGCCAGTATCTCCCTTCAAGCCTTGAGGACCAGTAGCTCCAGCAGGACCCTGAGCACCGTCTAATCCAGCAGGACCTTGAGGGCCAGTGTCACCTTTATCACCCTTCAGACCCTGAGTCCCTTGAGGACCTTGAGGACCCGTAGCTCCAGTATCACCTTTAACGCCTTGTGGGCCTTGAAGACCAGTGTCACCTTTGGGACCTTGAGGACCAGCAACTGTGGAGTCAGCACCAGCAGGACCTGCAGGACCTTGAGGACCAGTCAGACCTTGAATGCCTTGATCACCCTTATCCCCCTTGAGACCTTGAGGACCACGGATCTGTCCAACTTCAGTCCAAACACCGGCACCATTAGAGATGTGACCTTTGCCGTCATTGTTAGTGATGTACATATCACCAACACCAGCACCAGCAGGAAGGTCAGCCGCAGTAGCCACAGTGCCCTTAATGGTCACACCATCACCTGTAGCACCCTTCTCCCCTTGGTCACCTTTATCTCCTTTAGGACCTTGGATACCTTGGATACCCTGCGGTCCAGTAAGACCAGTATCACCTTTAGGACCAACTGGACCGACAACACCTTGGATGCCTTGGTCCCCTTTAATGCCCTGGATGCCTTGAATACCTTGGTCACCCTTATCACCCTTAGGACCTTGGATACCTTGAGATCCAGTATCCCCCTTATCACCTTTGAGACCTTGGATACCTTGAAGACCGATTGGGCCTTGGATACCTTGAAGACCTTGAGGACCCATATCTCCAGTATCCCCTTTGTCCCCTTTGTCCCCCTTATCACCTTGTATACCTTGGGGACCAGTTAGACCTGCAGGACCTTGAGGACCAACAAAGCCTTGGATACCTTGTAGACCTTGTAAGCCTGTATCACCCTTGTCTCCCTTATCACCCTTCAAGCCTTGTGGGCCTGCCTTACTGGTGCTAATCCATTGAGTGCTATCACCATCATTGTAATAGGCATATAGAATACCAGTACGGGTGTCAAGCCATAATGGATAAGTAGTAAAGTCGGTGGGAGATGAGGTTCCAAACCATACACGAGCTGCATTACCTACATCACCTTTAGGTCCAACAGGACCAGTGTTAGCAACAGTAATCCAGTTCTCTAGGGTGTCATCCCAATACCGTTCAACGATCTCCTCTGTGTCGTACCACGTCTTACCGTTGATATCACCAGCTGTAGGCGTAGGTAGGGTATCAGTTACTTCTGGATCATACCTCTCAGCAATAGCATCAGTGGTAGCAATAAACTTATCGTTTAGGTTGCGTTGCCAGTCACCATTGATTTGGTTCTGTTCAACCATTGTACTACCACCAGTACCAAAGGAAATCTTATTCCAGTACTTATTATCAAGGAGTTCAATGATATCTCCGAATAGCTGACACCGTTGCTCTTCAATAGCAAGGCGTAGTTGTTCAAAGTCATCATTAAGATCCTCTGCTCGGATAGCAGACCCAGGATAGAACTGAGCCAACATCCGATCAACTTTAGTAGAGCGGCTGATCTTAACGTTAAAGACCTGTGGATCCCCAGGTAATGGTACCGGAGGATTAACAGGAGCTGTCTTGAATTCAATTGTTGTAGCGTTGGCAAACGACCATTCAGTGCTTGCTAACTGTACGTACTCTTTAGTTGTGTTATCCCAGAGAGATACATAGATATCTTCGGGTCTAATATATGTAAATGGAAATGGGAACAGCTTCGTTGAGCCATCCCCCTTGTAGCGAATTTCTACGTTAGCACACGCATTGGTTGCCATTACTTGTACATTTGGGTAAGTTCTTCAATTGCTTGTCTACGACGATCTGCAGACCTACGAGCATCGTCTATACGTCCCTGTTTCATCATATCCTTACTGCGGATACTTTCCTGAATAGAACGCCACATAGGTTCATTCTCAGACTGTAGACGTTGTTCAGCCACTTTCTGAGCATTCTTAATGATGTCATCTAAAACACCATAGACTTCAGAAGATGCAGCCTTAATCTCTTTAGAGTCGTAACCTTCTACCCGCATTGCACGGATACGATCTAGTTGATCGTTGTACTTTTTGTTCTTAGATAGACGGTCATACTCTTTCCAGATCTGTTGTTCACCGATGTATTTGTAGAGTACTTCACGTTCAGTAGAGGTGTACTCGTGGTTACCAGTAGAGTCCTTACGGATCTGTTGAATACCATCCCAACCTGTATTGATTAGCCACTGCCTCCAAGGCTCTGTACCTTCGCTGATCTTCACAGGGTTAACTGCATTCAATGCACGAAGTACATGGTTATCAATGTCGTTGATAGGCTTACCAGTGAAGATATCAATTTGATCAGGTAATGTGGTATTAAGTCCAGGCAGTCGATTAGCTACATAACCCATCAGGTCGTTATACACGTCCTTCTGTGTGGAGCTAATAGCATTAGCAGCGACACCCATAGCACCAGACCAAGGAATAGCAGCTCGTGCCTCATTAGCAAGGAACCTAGTTAGACGTGACTCATCACCATCAATGATGGCAAGGAGAGGATCAAGTCCTTGTACAAATGTCTTATTAACAAAGGTAGCAGCTAAGGTCCAGGCAATCTTTGTCTGATAGTCTTCAACAAGAGGAGATCCAATATCAGTAGCGTAGTAAGCCAGATCAGCCATCGTTGTTAGGACAGTATCTAGTGGCTCATACCCTGCATAACTAACCCACTTACCACCAATGTTAATGGTCTTAGGGTTCCAGTTAAAGTTATTCTGTAGCTTCTGACGTTCTGACTTATTCGGAGGTCCATTACCACGAACCTTACCGCTCAAGGCATAACCAAAGAGACCAGTGGTCAGTAGTGAGCTAAAGGCAAGACGACCTGAATACTCAGCCTGCAGTCCCTTAAAGATGGACATAGCATTGGGGGTAGTATCGAAGTCAATACCGTGTTGCAGTAGAGCTTCTTTGACCTTATTTAGATCATTACCAGCACCCAGCACTGCTCCATACTTAGGCATCAGACGAGCGATTGGTGTGTAGGACATAGCCAGTTTCACACCATTCATACCCGTCTTCGGGAACATGAAGAATGGCTTGAGGAATGGAAGTTTAGCAGTAGCGATGTTGACGAAGTTAGCCGTAGCATCATCCAACTGAAGAGCAATCTCTCCAGAGGCATGTTGCAGAGCAGTGTCTGTGATGTTACCTGCAGAGTCAAACATCTCACCATAGGCAAGCTTCTCTGCGTTAGCAAGTTGATCAGCGAGTTCCTGACCTTTATAGCCAAGACTCATCACCTCATCATAAGCACGGAACCTAGCCATCTGTGTTGCCACATTAGTACGAACTAACATGTCAGCACTTTGAAGAGCATTGGTACCATACTTAAGCATGTTCCAGTTACCAATTTGGTGTAAGAGCTTAACACCTTTGTATTGCCATAGACGACCAATGTTCCCTTCTTTCTCCCAGGTAGGAACCATTTGATCTAGGACTTCAATGACACTACGATCACCAGTTTCTAGGTCAGCCCTAGCAAGAGTATGTGGTCGCAGGTGGAGATCATCTCCCCACTTACCTTCAGTATGAAGTCGTTTGAAGTGATTCCAAGCATCACCAAGAGCACGGTTATTGGTAGCCCATACGGAAGTGTACGAGTAATGGACACGCTTCAAGTCATCAAGACCTTGGTTACCAAGCATCATTTGAATGCCTGTACCAAGGTAGCTATTGATCGGGCGTAGCAGCAAGTTAACACCGTTACCAACAATAGCCCTAGCAGCAGAAAGACCACCAAGGACGTTGCCATAACGAACAGCCCAAGCACCTTGTGCAAAGGCATTCAGACCACCTTCATCAGTCATTGATTTAACAAGACCGAGGGGGTTCATCTGTTTAGCAGCCCAGTTCATTAACTTGGCAATCGTATCAACATCACCGTTACTTAAAGCAAAGGCATCAATAAGTGCTTGCATTGCTTCAGGGTGTTCCTTCTGTGCAGTTTGAAGCATCTGCTTATACGCTTCAGCTCGCTTACCAAGCTCTACACGCTTAAGGTCAAACTGACTCATCAGCTGCTTAACAGTAGCCTCTTTATCAGTACCTTTTTGGAACATCATCTTCCAACGGTCTTGTGCTTTCAGAGACCAACCAGCGATGTACTTATTAAGACCATACTCTTCCATAAGGAAAGCAAGACGATCACCGATCATCTCATTAACCCTAACAGCATCAGCTGTTTCAGGAAGTGCCTTAAAGCCATCAGCAATATCACTGATCTCTCTACCAAGGGTATCCATGACCCTAGCTGATTGTTCAGTCACATCTTTACCAATGTACTTCTGAACAAGATCCCTCATGGCATAGCCAACACCTTCAGCTTGAACATCATTCAGGTATTTAACCTTACGACCATCAAGTAGAGTCTTAACATCTTTACCGTCAAGGAAGTAGTCTTGGATCTTCTTGACATCACCAAGTTGCATGATATCAGTATAGACCTTCCAAGCACCATCACTCATCTGTGCTTTAGTGTACCGGAAGCCATCAATGATGGCATCGAAGTTACCAGCAGCTCGATGAGCTTCAGCCATCTCAGCAACAATATCCCTAGTACGTGCGTTACCTTGGGAAATGTCGTAGTAGGCACGTTCAGACAGAAGAGGTACAGGGGTACCAGTAGAACCACCAAGTTTAATAGCAGCTACATCACCAGCATTCCTAGCAACAGCTCCAGGTTCAATACTAAGAGCAGCAGAGGAACCCTCAGGGAACATATGTGGAGTAATGAACGGATCAGTATCCACTCCCAATGGATCATCCATGAGACGTGACTTACCTACTTCATCAATCTGAAGTTCACGAGAGATCTGTTGACGCTCTACAAACGACTCAAACGGGTTCTCTGTGACCCTAGAAGACCCCTTAGATAGGTATTCCGAGGTAAGCTCCACAGACTCATCTTGAAGCCCCTTAGCGGTCTTCCTGAGTTCATCTAGGTTGCTGTTCTGTAGGAAGGCTTCTTCAGGTGTAGTAGGCACTACTTGAGATAGTGCAGTACCCTGTGCATCCACAGCAGCACGTTGAGTCTGTAGTTCAGAAACCCTTGCAGCAGTAGCTGAGTCCATGTTGACTACAGCTTCAGTTGCCTTGTAGGTTTTAGCTACATCATCGTTTGGTTGGAACCAGTCCATGATGGCTCGACCACCAGAACTAGCAAAGCCAATTACGTCACCAATAACACTGAGTCCAGCAGACTCATACATGTTCTTATAGCGACGTTCTTCAGGTGAATCAGTAGGCTTAACCACAAGAGCATCAGGAACAGGCATCCATGGTGCTGCTCCCTTAACCATGTTGGCAAGGGTCTCACCAGTAGACTGATCAGATACCATATTAATGGCAACATCACCAGCTAGGTTGATACCAAGTACACCAGCAGCTTTAGCAACACTACCACCAGTAGCAATACCACCAGTAGCCCTACCAACAGCAAGGCTAGGAAGAACAATAGAAGCTAGTTCACGTACCTTACGAAAGACAGGGTTCTGAAACTTAGTCTTCTCATCCCAGCCATCATCAATACGTTCAGCACCTGGAATACGACCAATGGCATCCATACCAAAGTCAATAAGACTCATACCAAGGGTGCCAATACCTTCCATGGTATTCTGGGCATAGGTATTGAGATCCTCAGCTAAGTTAGCATTAGGATCACCACTACCATACATAAAACCAGAACCAGGGTTCAGGGGTTTATTAGGGTCAGGTTTAGGTTGACTTGGTTTATTACCAGTCAGTTGAGCAATACCCTGTTGAGCAGGACTCTTGACTGGTTGTACATTACCTGCTTTTTTATTCTCCTCAGCAGTAGGAGTTTTGAAAGTAGTTTCAGGAGTAGGAGCAGTCGTCTTTACAGCAGCATTCTCAGCTTGATACTGTTTAGCCGCTTCTTCAAGAGCCTGCTTCTCCTCATCAGAGATAAAGATTGGTTGTGTCATGCGGCTCTACCGTGTAGGAAACTGAAGCGACGGCCATCTGGCAGTTGGATAACGAGTTTGTCACCATGTTCTGTTCGAGCACGACTGACAATTCTTGCACCATTTTGAAGATAGATCTTAGATCCAGAGTAGAGACCATAGTCAATACCATGGGAACCACGAGCTTGATGTTGTGCAAACGTGTTGGTGACAGGAACCCTGCTGAGAGGTACTCGACCAAGTTCAGAGTCATCAACCACAACGAAGTTATCAAGTGCATTAGTTGCAAAGTTTTGAGCAAACTCATTACCAGGGGTGTTAGGATTATCTTGCTGCTTAACATCTAAGTGAGCACCAGTTGAAGTAGGACCGATGTTTCCAGAGATGTAAGCAAGGGTGGGACGCATATAAGCGGAGTTACGGGAAGGTGTAGCAGCAGGGGTAAATGGTTGATCCACATTGACACCCATCGTCCGCATAACACGCATGATCTTGTCAGGGTAGGCAGCCTCTCCTCCTGCATAACCACCAGCAGCGATAGCCATAACCGCTTCTCTAGGTGTTCTAGCAGCAGCAAGACCACCTGCATACCGAGGATCAGTCATCAGGTACAGGAAGTCATTAGCTGATTCCAGTGGTGATTCATAGTCTCTCCAACGTGAACCATTCATCATGGTCCCTTTGCCGTTAGTAGATTTGATGTTGAAGACGTTATTCTTACCACTGTGGTATTTACCCCAACCACTCTCTAGTGCCCACATAGCAGCAGCTACCTGAGGGAACTTAAAGCCAGCAGCTGTAGTAAGACTAACTACATCAGTGTATCCAGCGTTACCTGTACGTACAGTAGCAGGAGCATTACCACTACCAATGATGACAGTGTTAAGGTTATCTTGTGTTAGTGGTTGATCCAGAATAGCCCGAAGACGTGGATCATTGATTTGACTAAGTTGGTTACGGAAGCCAGGTTGTACTTGACTCTGAAGGCCAGCTGCTTTAAGTTGACGGTTGAGGATTTCAACAGCATCTACTGAAGCAATGTTACGATCAAGTACTGAGACAAGCTCAGGCATTGATATAGGCTTGCCTGCCTTAATTCTATTATCAATGTCCTTGAGTATAGCTCGATCAATCAAGACTTCGCTATCAATGAGGCTAGGGTTTCTACTTGCTCTCCTTACGGTAGCACTAAAATCAATGGTTGATCGGATTGTGGGAGCACCTGGATGATTACCAGGAGTGAACTTACCAAAGAATGCTTGACTTCCATTAGTCATACCAGAAGGTACAACAGAGAAGGCACCAGTACCGGGAACATCCTTGCCGTCCTTTCTTACAGGAGCACCAGCAGCAATCTCTTTCAGTACCTCAAGACGTGCTTTCTCTGCAGCATCAGCAGGTGCCATCGTCTGTGAGTACGACTTAAACTTCTGATTGAACCTACGGAGAGCTTCATTAGTAGCAGGTGTTAGAGAGGCATGTGGACGCTTGTCAGTGCTTTCACCGACCAGTAGTGTCTGTAGGGAATCCTTGAACTCCTTCTCCAGATCCTCTTGTTTAATACCAGCAGAAGCTCTGTTCTTCTCCTGCTCCTGTGCAATCTGACGCCACTTAGAGCGAACCTCCAATGGGATGCCAGGTTGATCCACTTCTTCAAGAGTAAGAAGTCCTTGGTTATAGGAGTCCTCAAACTCCTTCTCCCAGAAGTCTTCATTCTTTTGCTGTGTACTATAAGCAAGGTGAGCTTGAAGACGTTCAGTGCTAATACCTTTTGTCTTAGCTTCTTTGATGATTTGAGTTAGTGTTTCTTCATCACCATTCCACTCACTTTGTACCCAGTTAAGTAGTTCCTTCTCTGCTGTTTTATTAGCACGTTGCTCAGCAGCTTCAGTTCGACTAAACTCTCGTTGAGTATCATCAGCTCGCTTATCCATCAGGTCTTCTAGATCCCGACCAAAACGATCAGCCCATGAAGTACCTTGATCTGTAATAGCTTCACCAAGGATACGCTTTACATCCTCATCGGAGTACTTACCAGTATCAGCAAGCTCTTCAAAGAGCATAGCCTTAGCTCTGGCATTACCGACTGGTGTACGACCATCAGGGCCATACGACCTAGCAAGAGATTGAAATGCTTCGTTAAGTGAGTCACCAGACTTAGTACGGAAGAGGTTCTCAAGAGCCTCATCCTGCATCATCTGTGACTTAGAGACAATATCAGCCTTCCTGGCATCACCCACAAGAGTGTTGTAGTCACCACGCATTTGCATGAGACCTTTAGCCATGAAGTCAGCTTTCAAACCAAAGAGACCACGTTCCTTAAGGAAGCCTCCAAAGATCTCCTGCATCGCTTGTGTACGATCTGCAGCAGTAGAGGCTCCCATCTCATCAAGCTTCTGCCTGGCATAGTCTGGGAACTCAGTCATTGAGATCTCCATCCATGCCTTAAGGCGTCCGTAGTCCCTTGCCTTATTACCAGTCAATAGGTTGGTAACAACATAAGGATCAGCACCTCTAGCTTGGAAACCAGCAGCTACTTGATCCTGTGCAGCACCACTAGCTTTGAGTAGTGTCTCAGCATTCTCTACGTTTTGTTGACGCTCAGGAGATAGACCACCAGCAGCTACTTCCATGTAGCCGTCTAACATATCCTGTTCGTCTTGTTTAGCCTTCCATTCAGTAAGCGTATCAGCTACTGTTTTACTGAACTGTGCTAGTCCTTCAAAGGTTTGCTTTGCATTCTCTCCACGTTGAAGAGCACTTTTGATTTCAATCTCAGCATTACGTGCTACTGCCTTTTGACGGTGATCACGTAGCTGTTGTTTCCATTCGTGATTCTGCTGACGGTCTTGACGCTCTCTTGCGAACTTACGTTCAAGACCAGCTTGGTACTCGTTCCGAACTTCTTTAATGGCTTGACGATTGTCTTCCATGCCTCGTAAGACACGGTTATCGTGTTCTGCCATCCTATCTAAAGCTTGATAGGGAGCTTTAATCGGATCGAAACCAATACTCCGGGCGTACCCTTTGTAGTTTACTTGTTCCATTTAGTTACTTAACGACCATTTACACCAAAGTTAAAGCTGTAGTCATTGTTGGCATATTTACTACCGCCACCTCCACCACCTGATGAGCCAAACATTCCTGCAATACTTCCAATAGCCGAGCTAGCTGCTCCTGCCCATGCACCAGCAGACGATGCAGCAGCACCTTTGATTGGTTTAGGACCGAAGTCAAACTTCTTAGGCTTACGTGGCTTGAGGAACTCAGTACGGGGTGTAGTAATAGGCTTGGGAGGTTGAGGCAGACGCTCAGGCTTAAGCATCCGAGCAGCTTGTGCTGCAATGTCTGCACCGTATTTATCAGTAGCAATCTTCTTCATTGCTGCAGCAGTATCAGCCTTAGCACTGAGGAGTGACTCAGCAAGAATGGCTTGGTTACGACCAAGTGATGCAAAGACTGATTGAACGTTCTTATCTGCACTACGACCCTGCTGACCTTTGACAGCTGCACCACCTTCAGACTCCATTGCTTTAATAACAATGTCTTGATTCTGGAAGGCAATCTCATTTGTAGCGTCTTCAAGTTTCCTGTACTCAGCTTCCTTAGCAGCATCAGCTGCCATCTTATTGAAGTTGAGTTGCATTCCATAGATCTGTTCAGACTTGGCATACTGCCTCATCTGTGAACGATACTCATGGTCTTGGATCTTCAGCTGGTACTGCCAGTCTTGAAGATTTGTTTGATCCCTATAGGCAGCAGCAGTTTCATCATTTCTGATGTCCATCTGCCACTGCTTACGCTGATGACGGTAGTCAGCACGGATGCGCTGTTTACCATATCTCCAGGATTGTAGGTCATACTTATATTGCCGTTCAATAGCAGCATTCTGAGCATCAGCAGCTGCTTGCCCAGAGATACCACCGAGAATAGCACTACCGATTCCTAGGATTGCACCTAACATTCTTAGCTCCTCCTATAGAAACCAGCGGAGTATTGTCCTTCCCATTGCATCGCTACAAGGCTTACCGGGAACGGATTATCTGAAAGAACTTTCATTGTGTAATTATCAGGTCGTTGGTAGACAGGTACCTTGTAGATGAAATGATCACGGAAAGGAGAAGTGTTAGCATCATAGATACCAGCAACACGGATTCCTGAAATATCCGTCCAGTCCTTCCTTGAATTATCTTTGATATTAAAGTAGATAGCACCACCAAGTCCTGTGTAAAACTGCATACGTGCTGTGGTGGTGTAACCTGTGAAGTCATAACCAAGATCACCATTGGAGTACATGTAACGGGGGAGCACTAGCTCCATACCAAATGTATATCCAATGTAGATATGGTTGTTAGTTACATCACCAGGGATTTCAAAGTAGTTACCATTAGCATCTGACTTAACAGTGATAGTATTGGTGAGACCACAGTACTTAGGCTTTGTAGGGTCTTTACTAAGACCAACCACATAACCCATCTTCTTGGTGGTGTTGTAGTGAGTTGGAATATAGACCTTAGTCGTGAAGTTAATCAGAGACACCGGGGTAGTGATGCTTTGCCAGCAATCGAAGTAAGGATCTACAGTACTCCCAAAGCTATTCACAAGACCCCCAGAGGTGGGTGAAAGAACAAGTGGGTATGCTACCACTGTGTACCCTTTAACGTCGCTTACAAGGGCATACAGCACATCATTCTGAATGGATGTATGGATGATGTTCCCAAACAAAGTCCACCGTACCCATGCAGCAAGCTTACGTTCTTCTCCCTCTTCGTAGTATCTGAAGAGATAAGCTTCATTGCTATCTTTATTAGTACCTACCCATAGACCATTCTGTGCATTACCAATGGATTGTGTGATAGTATTAGGCATCCATTCAGGTACCTGCTTGGTAGCTTCAGTAACAGTAGGAGACTCTCGTTGACCACGAGTGAAGATCTCAAATGCCCTAGACCAACTCTGGTTCTTAGACACAAACAGCACTGTACTACCTAAGTCAGCAGGAGCTAGGTACGGATCACATTCGTAGTTAGATAGGGTTCTGATCGTTGTAGTAGCAGGTGTCCATGCACCATTCTCAGCTTCCATCAGGAACTGTTGGCTACGACTAAACAGCAGCAAACCTTGGGGGATAGGCATCACTGCATGTAGCACAGCAGGTCTGATACTGGAGCAGCTCAAGTCAATCGGGTCAGAGATGACCTGCGATGTAGCTGTCTTGTGGTAGAAGTTATAGTAGTCCCCAGCTTGTGACATCGACACGTTGTCTTCAGTCAGAAAGCCAAGGCGGTTATTGAACAGGAATAGATCCTGGATTGTATTATCAACAAAGCTAGGGTGAGTGTTTGACTCCTCATCACCCACTAAACGATCTTCCCAGACAAGGGGTAAGGTGTTAACGGTCTCACTACTATCAAGTATGATCACCTTGAAGGTGTCATCTGGATTGCGGATGAGAGCCATCGGCATGGTCTCATATTTAAGGCCAGGGCTTACATCAGGTGCTCTGGTTTCTTCCCAGGTACCTACACCAGAGGTGCCATTGTCAGCTACAAACTTCAGGTAGAAGTCATCCTTATCAGCAGCTGTGTTAGCAACCTTTACTACCTGACCGTGCTTAGCTTGTTCAGGTAGACGGTTAAAGGTATCAACGCTATCTTGGAAGACACGTAAGGCCTTACCATCTGTACCAGCTTCTGCCGACACAGAAGTAGCAGAATCAAACGTCAGATAGATTGTGTTATCAATAATCTCCTTTGTCTTAAAGCCACCAGTGATAGCACCACTGATACCTTGAACTACCTCAGACAACTTAAGGGGCGGTACCTCTGGCGGAGGATCACCTGTCACATAGTCAGTACGTGTCTTGAAGGTGTACGGTGTACCACCAATGGTTACCTTGTACTCCGTAGCAAAGTAGACACCAATGACAGTGATCGTTGCTTGTAGATTCTTTGTAAATGCTGGCTTAGGTCTAGCCTCTACAACCTTCTTTGTATTGAGGAGGTAGGTGAAGTCGTTGATCGTAAGGGTCTTCAGGTTGGTATAGACCCACGGCTTACCCGTCTCTGTTGTTGCCAGGTAAGCCTTGATAGCAGCCTCCTTACCTGCGCTGTAGGTGACTGTCTTCTGGGCACCAGTGAGCTGATCCCAGACACGTACATTACCTGCGCTATCAATGTCTGCAATGTACCGTTGCGTCTCACTTCTGTAGACAGAGAACCAGAAGTTATTATCAGATGTAAGTGGGGTGGCATTAGCCAGGGTACCAAGATACTTACCACCAGGACGTTTGATCATCCCAAGAGTCGTATCTGGATAACAGTTCAAGGCATCTTTCACTTGACCTGCAAATAGTTTCTCATCAGCTTGCTGAGAGATACCACCAAGAAAGTTAGATACTCGTTGGGATACTGCTGTCATCGTGCTAGTGTATGGTACGGTTGGTAGCTGTTGTAATAGTCATTACCTTTCTTGAAACCAAACATGGTGTAATCACCTTGATTGCATTCATACTCAAGACAGCTCACACGACGCATAGCCTCATAGCTAGCAAGAGTCTGAGCAAGGTTGGTATCACCAACAAGTTTGGTAGCTGCCCGTGTAGCAGCCTTGGCTGTGATGTAAGCCTTGAATGGTTGCGGGAGATCATCAAATGGGAAAAGCCATAAGATGTCACAGCGGTAGGTCTTAGTGCTGTCCCACGTAAATGTGTGATTTAGTTTGTCGTACAGCTTGCCCTCACGAATCACTGTGTCGTAGGGTGTATTATTGAAAGTCTGACTCAAGTCCATCTGTAGGACATTGGGGGGTACCTTGATTTCACCGTTAGAGTCAACGGCTATTGGGTACTCAAACTCTCGATTAAAGACCCACCCCTCAGCTTGTACCTCTCTGCTAATTTCCATTAGGGTGGTGAAAGCAAGTGCAACTTCAGGATTGGTTTGGTCAAGGACTGTCACAGGTGCCTGCCCTACTGACCCGAGGATCTCGTTGACAGCATCTAGTTGTGACGGTGTATAGGTAGTAGGTACGGGCATAATGAGAATCGTTATCAACGATAAGTAAATAAAAAAAGGGACCCCCGAAGGAGTCCCCAGTTAGCCATTACGGAATGGCAGGAATGTTGCATTCTTGATTAGCGTATGCAGTCCGCATACCCTTAGTTTCAGACTTCACAGTGGAAGCAGCAACTGCAGTGCCACCAAAGGCACGACGGGTACGGGCTACGCTAATACGAACAGTAGGGTCGGCGCAGCTACCATTAGTAGCAGCAGCAGTCCCCACTTCAGTAGCTTTATTTGCAGCCATGATTAGTAAGTAGAGGAACGAGGGTCGTATGTTTCAGACTTGATAGAGTAGCTACCCAACCCCGAATCGTTATTACGACGGGGGAAGGTAACCTCAACTACCGTGTGACCAGTAACAGTAGGCAGGACAGTGGTTGCAGCCTTAGGGGCTCCACCACCACCGCCAGTACCAGCACCACCAGACATAGTCATTTAGGTTACCTCCTTTTATCAGGCAGCCTGCAGTTCGATAGCTGCAGCAGGGTTCAGGGTGCCAACACCCATGGCAAGACGACCGACAATCAGGTCACCTTGATACATCACGGACACATCACCAGAGGTGGTCTGCACGGAGGGAGCAATAGCTTCCACAACACCAGCAGCATCTTTGAAGTAGATGAGACCACAGTGGTTAGAGAAGTCACCGCCGTAATCGTTGTTCTCACCATCCACACGAGCCACGTTACCAGCCTTGAAGGGCAGGTTGTTGGACTTACGGATGCTGATACCAGCGATCTCATAGAGACCTTCACCGCTGTTCAGGTTACCCTGGCTGTTGCCAAAGTCACGGTTCAGGATGTTAGTATCAACCTGGGAGATCAGAGCGTAGTACTGACGAGGAGACAGCACAGCAGTGCGACCTTGCTTGGGCAGGTTCTTCTCATCCAGGATGGCAGCAGCTTCAAAGAAGGCATCCACCAGATGCTGGGCGCTGTACTCATTACCAGCACCGAGCTTGATGATAGAACCACCGGGCTCAGGACCAGGACCAGCAGTGATCGGATGGGCCTCACGAGCAGCCTTAGCGATGGTGCGGAAGATCTTCTTATCGTAGGCTTCAGCAAGAGCGTAGCCGATCTTCTTAGCAATTTCAGAACGCAGGCTGTAGTGTGCTAGCGTCTCATCCAAATCGTAAACGAAAGCGGAAGACACCAGCAGGTCATCGCAGATGATGGTCTTCTCAGCCACCGGGGGATCCCCTGAACCTAAAATTGGGGTTCCCGGTTGATGATAATTTGCCGTCATACGGCCAGTGAAGATGAACTGCAAAGCTTTGCCGTTCTTCAGGGTACGGTTCTGCACAGTACCTTTTGCAATCGTTGCGTTCTCATACGCTTTAAACATCTCGCCACTAAAGAGCTTGAGATAGGTAGCGTACTTAGCATCGTAGTTAGTCCCGCCTTGGGTAAGACCAAGACCAGGAGTTTTGTTGATATTACCTACAGCGGTAAAGCCGAGGTTGGCACCACCAGAAGGAGTGCCGGGAAGAGTAAGAGCCATTGTAAGTGAAAGAGAATTTCTACGGGCTCCAGATCTGGAAAAATTTTTGCGCTATATTTAAACGGGTGTCGTCTCTCCGACTGTCAATGGCTAAGGGTGTCGAGCGTACTCGGCCTTAACCAATAGGAGCCAGGTCCGACACTGAGGTGCCTGACTCCCGTTATTAGTTCACAATTAGTGCTGTGTCTATACTATCCCTACCAACCACAGCATCGGTAGGGAAGGTCACACCGCTACCTGTTCAACACCAAGAGGGCTAAGCTTCTTGCATTGTGCAAGGTCACCAGCCTTAGTGTGGGGCTCAGGATAAGCAGGGATAAAGAAGCGATCACCAGTTGCCTTTACGACATAGTTGGGGATAGCTTTAGATACTTTAGGATCGTAACCTAGTGCCATGATTAACCAATGGTAGGAGCAGTCAGTGCCACAGGAGTTGTGTCAGCTGCTGCAAGATCAAGTGGGAAGTTGTGAGCATTACGTTCGTGCATCACTTCAAAGCCAAGGTTAGCTTTGTTGAGGATGTCTGCCCATGTGTTGACCACATGTCCCTCAGCAGACAACAGGGATTGGTTGAAGTTGAAGCCGTTCAGGTTGAACGCCATGGTGCTAACACCAAGTGCAGCAAACCAGATACCTACAACAGGCCAGGCAGCCAGAAAGAAATGAAGGCTACGGGAATTATTAAAGCTGGCATATTGAAAGATAAGCCGACCAAAGTAACCGTGAGCAGCGACAATATTATAAGTCTCTTCCTCTTGGCCAAACTTGTAACCATAGTTCTGCGACTCTTGCTCAGTCGTCTCGCGTACCAGCGAGGACGTAACAAGGGAACCGTGCATTGCACTGAATAGCGACCCACCGAACACACCAGCGACGCCAAGCATGTGAAATGGGTGCATGAGAATGTTATGCTCGGCTTGGAAAACAAGCATGTAGTTGAACGTTCCCGAAATACCCAGAGGCATAGCATCGGAGAAACTACCCTGACCAAACGGGTAGACAAGGAAAACTGCCGTGGCTGCGGCAACTGGGGCTGAGTATGCAACAAAGATCCAGGGCCTCATCCCTAATCGATAGCTAAGTTCCCACTCTCGTCCCATGTAAGCATAGATGCCAATGAGGAAGTGGAAGACAGTGAGTTGAAACGGACCCCCGTTGTAGAGCCATTCATCAAGTGAATGAGCTTCCCAAATTGGGTAGAAGTGTAGTCCGATGGCATTGCTGCTCGGTACGACGGCTCCCGATATGATGTTGTTTCCATACATTAGACTCCCAGCTACGGGTTCACGGATACCATCAATGTCAACAGGAGGTGCTGCAATGAATGCAAGAATAAAGCAAGTGGTTGCTGCCAACAGGCAGGGGATCATCAGGACACCGAAGTGACCCACATAAAGACGGTTGTTTGTACTGGTTACCCAGTTAAGATAAGAGTCCCAAGGGTTAACTCGGGACTCGGGAGCTACAAGGGTAGCAGTCATAGTTGGTTAAGTTAGTCGAGTTACTTTGACTCGTCCAACACCAGAGCCAGTGAGACCGATAGCATCAGCCGCACCTTTACTGAGATCAAGAGAACGTCCATAGACATAGGGTCCTCGATCATTGACCGTCACTACGGCACATCGTTTGAAGCAGACCTTAAGTCTTGTACCAAACGGGAGTGTCTTATGAGCAGCAGTAAGGCCGTATTGATTATATCGAGATCCGCTAGCGGTAAGGTTTCCATGGAAGCCAGGACCATACCAAGAGCTAATCACCGACAGAGTTGTTAGAAGAGGAATCATGATAAGATAGCGAAGTACTTTCTTATTTCCGTCCACACTTAAAGGCTCAACACCACTCGCAGGAGGTTGAGCCTATGATACTTTAGTGGATAGGTTTCCTAGTGCTGTAATCAATATCATCTAACGCATTGAGTGCGTCATAGGCACGGCGGTTACCAAGGTAAGGGAGCATAGTTGAGAGCAGCCTGGCTACGTTCTGTTTATCACCGATGCGCAGTTTCCACGAATCTTTGTGATGTGGTTGGTACTTCTTCATCGGCGAGATAGTACCTACACCACCAGCATATTCTCTAAACCTTTCAAGTACATCTAGATCGGTCATGCCAATTTGTATGCGGTAACCGTTCAGCGATGTTTTACTTATGTTCCCTTCACCTTCGTAAAGGCCAGCCATATAGGCGGCCTCTACCATTTACCATACTCCTGGGATCAGTTGTCCCGTGGTTGCATAAGAGATAATAGCAGCCACGAAGCCAAGCATAGCGAGGCGACCATTAAGGAGTTCGGCTCGCTCATTGTGAGATACAGTGTAGTTGTCGTCCATGTAGATAGGGGGCTCCTTTGCAAAGATGTTTTGTTGGTTCCGTTCGTTAGTAGTGACGGTCATTAGATGTTAGATACAGCAAGTTTGTCAGCAATGTCCTGTCGATAGGCGGGGTCTTTGTCGTAGCGAGGATCGCTCATAGCAGCAATCAACTCTGCCTGTGAACGGAAGCCTTGACTAGTGGTCTGCGGAGCAGAGCCAGTCAACAACTCACCGTCATATCCAACAGAGTCTTGATAACGAGAGAACAATGCTTGTGCAGCAAAGAACATGGTGAGAGGATCACCCCTATCAATAGCTGCATCGTACAAACTAATCTCTTGTTCAGAGAGGTTCTGACTAGCCCATTGAATCATGTTGCCATACTCTTCAGGTCCACCAACGGACTCTTGAATACCAGCCACATCTTCTTGGGTTGCAACAGGCGCTTGTTGTTGGGAACCATTCTCAAGCATCAGGTTGAGAACATCAATGGAGTCCATACTCTCAACCTTCTCAACTAGTTCAGGGTCCCACTTACCTTCACGGTAGGATTCAACCAGCTGCTCGTACAAGCCATCAGGAGGTGCCTCTTCTTCAGGTTGAGTATCATCCTCCTCTTGGATCTCAGGAGTGCCTTCCTGGGGCTCCTCCTTGCCACTCAGACGCTTCTGTAATTCAAGGTAACCACGCTCAAGTTCCTCAGCTGATTGGTATTTACCAGCCAGGAGTTGGTTCTCTGCTTCAGCCATCTCCTCTCCAACACGGAGAGAGTCAAGCTCCTCAGCAGTAAATTCTCCTTCAACTTGTTCGTAGGGATTAAGTGTAATTTCGTTTGCCATCTGCAGTAATAACGGTTAGATTACCTAGACCAATAGTCTTGACGTAATCGGGTGAACGACCGATAGTTGGGGTACCAAGTTTGGTTCGCTTGAGGTATCGGTTATCCTCTTCTAGCTGTTCGGGGGGATCAACCTGTGGGAGGGGCTCCTTCGGGTTGTTGGGTTTCTGGAGCTTGGTTGGACGCTGCGTTGCCATTGATCATTTCTAGTGCTTGTGGATTCTTATCAGGATCCATCAGTGGAGTGCTGGCTAGTTGACCAACCTGCTTAGTGATCTCCATCTGTTGACCCTGCTGGAAGTTCTGTTGCTTCTCTTGCTGTACCTCTTGCATAGACTTGACAAGGTTGAGTGCATCAATACCTTGTGCAGCAGCAAGACGTTTGATTGCTTCATCCAGGTTCAGATGTTGCCCGATAACTTCAGGCCCCATCGTCTGTGCAATCATCGTGAAGAACTGACCCAGTGATTCCCTATCCTGTCCACGACCAAGTGCATTGATACCAGCCACAATGGTGGGACGTACAAGTTCTTTAGGGATCTTTGGAATGTCATTGTTCTTCTGTAGTACCGACAGCTTACGGTTCAGATAAGGTACCAGGAACTCAACAGTCAGTAGGGAGAAGAGACCACCAAGTTGTGCCTCGACTTCCATCTGTGTCATCCGTACTTCCTCAGCAGTAGTGCGTTCACTGTCCCTTACATTAAGGATCAGGAATGCTTCACTGATGCGACGTTCAAGGACGCCTGCCATCTCCTGTGCTGTACGAAAGTCAGCTGTCTTGCCAACACTGATAGCAGCAATGTCATCAGGTCGGCCTTGTACGATGGCTC